TTTATCTACTTCATTGTAATACTCATCAGACTCGAGGTCAAACCCTTGTTCTACTAAATCTTGATGAATACCAAATGCTGCATTTGTCATTGCTTTATCCTGACCAAACCAAGTGTTTTTTGATGCCCACGCTTTTGCTTTAGGACTAGCTTGTGGTTTTTCAATAGGTTGTTGTTCAGGTTGTTGAACTTTTTGCTCAACAGGTTGTTCTTTTTTTTGTTCTTCTTCTTGTTTTCTTTGTTCTTGAAGTATTCGTGCTTTTTCTTTTTCAACAGACAATTGAGTTAATTTATCATTTGCCTCCATGATTGCTTTAGAATCATTAGCCTCAATAGCAACTTGCAAATTGTGTTTTACTTGTTCTCTTTGAGCATCGATTCTAGCATCAAATTCTTTTGCGTAATTATCATCAATTACCGATGACCTTTTTTCGACATCAGAATATTTTTTTTGTAAACCTTTAGCATAATCTAAAGCAGCTTTCTCTCTTCTTTCAGCTTCTCTAAATTTACGAGTTAGTTGGTCAATTCTTTTTTGAACATTCTCAGTAACTTGATTAAGGTTTTCTTGTTCAGGTTTTTCTTCTGTTTCGTTGTCTGTTTTTTCTTTGTCCTTATCAACCACTTTTGTTTTAGTGCTTGATTTTATCGGGTCATTATACCCTAAATCAACTTCACCTATTTCAGGTTTAGTATCTGTTTGTTCTTTTTCTTCAATAGCAATATCTGTTTCATTAACATCATCTGTGTCAAGTTCAACTTTATTGTTTTCAGCCATAAATTACTCCTAGAATAATGCGAGGATATCCTCGGGTTTATTAATAGTACCAATGATTTCATCATCGTTTAAAATACGATGTTCACCATATTTTGTTTTAAATCGAGCACCAGTATATCGTCCATAAACAACAAACTGTCCCTCTTTACACCAAGGTCCTGTAGGAAATTTATTTTTATCCTTATAACAAAGGTCACCCATCTTCACAACAAAGCCTACAACAGTAGTGAGTTGTTGAGTTTCAAGAGTTTTTTCTGTTAAATAAAGACCACCTTTAGTTTTTTCTTTTGGTTGATAAGGTCTAACTAAAATTCTGTAGCCTACTGGTTTGGGTAATACTTTAAGATATTGTTCCACTTCTTTTGCACCTTTTGGAACTAAAGGTTCATCCTCATCATTCGGGGGAACGACAAGTTTTTTGTCAGGTTTGATTAATGTCATCTACATCATCCTCTCTATTTTGCAGGTCTTTTAAATCCTGAAGCACAGCTTCTAAAGCTGCGAGCTTGCCCTTAGCATAATGTAGATTATCTAACTTGTCTATACCATAGCATATATGGTCTTTGGTTTTATCAATTTCTTTTCTGATGTAATGTCGGATTGTTTGTATTGTTTCTATATCAAGCATGTCTTAAATGTGACTTAGGTCCTAGTTTTTTTCTATGCGTTAATCCTTTTTTGTTATACCTTCTTTTTTTTCTTTTTACAAATACAACTTCTACTTTATGAAATTTTTTTACCATAATACAATACTGGATTTTTATATCCTAAATTTCTTCCTCTATTTTTTGGAAAGCGTTCACCACTACAATCTTTTAAAGTTAATATTTTAATCTGTTTCGCCAATCTCTTTTTTCTCCCCTTGGACTCGCTATTTGTTTTTCACATACATGGTCGCTGTGTGTAGTAATAACCATAATCTCTTTATCTGTGCATGTATAAAAACATTTTACGGAATCTTCACCAAAAAAAGGGTCGACTCTTTTTTCTTTTGTTAATCTACAAATTACATGATATTGATTTCTATCATCATACAATTGACCTTTACCTGACCATTTGTAATTTTTTGTAAAAGCAGAATTACAAAAAAATAATGGGAGCATAAGAGCTCCCATTAAATTATTTTTCAGCACAGGCATAACTGTTAATCTCTAGACCAACAGAAATTTCTGTAATTATTGGTTTTGACCACATAATTATCTCCTTTTGTTAGAAGTGCTGGTTGTCATCGTGACCGCAGTCCACTTAAAATATTCTAAATTATTTTCTAATCTTGGCAATACCTTTTAAACCAAAAGAGCCAGCTATCGAAGCCAACATGCCATAAGATATCCAATCAGGACAATCATTTTTTAAAAATAAAAACCCTTGTTGCATATAGGGTTGAAGAGCTGGAAAAAACGAGGCAAAAAGTATAAAAATAAAGGTAAGCGTCCATGCTTCGTCTTTCCATGAATTGTCGGATGCTTTCATAGCTGACTCATCCCAATTACCATCTTTTTCAATTTTAGTTTTTGTCGCTTCTAATTTAGTTAGCTCAACTTGACTTTTAAGTTGTGCTTTTTTTTGTTTGCCCTCTATCCATGTTTTCGCCAAACTTGCAACAGGACCTAATATCGCTGTAAACATTATATCTCCTTTTGATAAATAATTTTATTTTCGCCTTTCTCAGCAACATTAAAATTATAAGTCTTTAGAAGCATGTCGACAATACCCATCTGTAGGTCTTGGTAATCATCCAAAATAAATAGAGCTTTTGAAGCTGCACGAGGTATAAAAAAATTTAATTCATCAATAACATCTTTTGTTGTATGAGGTCCATCAAAGTGAACCACCTTATACAAACCATACAACATTAAATTATTTTCCACATTAAATTGATGTCCCTCATGCATAGTTTTAAAATAATAATTATCTGTCATATGATAAAAATCAAACTCAGGATAATTTTTATACAGTTCAGAAACAGTTTGTTGTTTCATTTCTTCAGTATAGCCAGCTACGACAATAGCTTCGTTGTCATAATGTCGATAACTTAAATTATTATAAGGGTCGATAGCAACATGCTTATATATTTTTGGTTTGTGATTACGAACTGCGTCCATAATCACTTTAGACCCTAACCCTTCCCTTAACCCAATTTCGCAAGTCAGTATGACTTCTCCAATGTTTAAACTGTCTATGTGTTTGGTTATCAGATTATATTCTGATGAATCACCTTTTATCACTTAATTCCTATAAATTTTTTGCCTTTAACTTGAATATCAGATATTCCTTTTATATCACTTTTTATACCATTTTCTCTATAAGGGCAACCTGTTCCGCCTTTTTTTAAACCCATGGTTTCTTTAGTCGAAATACCTGTCTCTTCTTTTTTAGGATTGTAAGCAACAAAATTCATCTTATAAGGTGTAATTCCTTCTTGTTGGTAAAAATCACTTTGAGCTTGATTCATTAAATTTTCAAAACGCTGTTGAAAATCTTTTTTAAATAAACCCGTCATGGCTTCTTTAATAACTTTATCTTTATTTTGATTAAACTGTTGACCAAAAAATTTTACAAATTTTTCACCCTGACTCTGACCACCTTCTTGCATCCCTTGTGGCTGAGGTCCTTTTTTTGGAGGAGGTCCGAAGCGTTTACCTTTCATCTTTTGACTCTCTCTCTAATTCTTTAAGAACCTTGGCTCGTGCAACGTCAAGCTTCTCATCAGCAACACGAATTCTTTGTTGTGAAGATTCTTCAGCGTCTTCTCTTTTCATTTTCTCTAAATCTATTTTTTGTTCAAACTCATTTGATTTTCTATCAGACTCACTAATAAACTCACCGACTTTTCGTTGCATATCCATAGCTTTTAAATCAATCTCTTGTTGTTTTAATTGAATTAATGGGTCTTGTTTGTCAGCGTTGTGTATTCTTTCAAGCTCTTGAAGCTCAGCAGTCAATGCAGCTACTCTTTCAGCAACCATAGATTCTGTATAAGTTTGATACGCCTCCATATTTACTTTTGCTAACTCTTGAAACTCAGGCATTTTCTCCATAATCTGTAATACCTGACCACGAGCCTTGAACGATAAGTGTTCAGAAATATGAGCCTGCAATAAAGCATAAACCATAGGGTTAATTTGTACCATGCGTGTGCGAATAAACGCAGTATGAGACATGATGTGAGCGTCATGGTTCTGTAAAGGAAACGCTTTTGGTACTTTCATCTGTAAAGCTCTTGCATTTTCAATCGCTGGGTCTAAAGGTTGAGGTATTTCATCAGGTTTTAACAACGCATCAATCTGTTTTGTACCTAACGCCTCATAAACTCGTCTATACGCCTCTCGAACATTGTGAATTTGAGGATTTGACTGTGCAATCTGTAATTGTGTCTGTGCAAGCGTGACTTTTTGTGCCATAGAAAAAACATTTGGGTCAGCAACAGGTATAACATCAACTTCATCACCAAAATCAGCAACTTTTACGAAACGATTTCCACCATAAACTGCATAAGGATACAAAGGTGGTAAATATGTTGAGAAAACTTTGGCTAATAACCTAAATTCTTGTCGCATAGCGTAATAACAACGCTTATGAATGGCACTCATGACCCTTGAGCCACGTTCCAAGAGTGCAATTGTAGTGCCCACGGCTCTGTTTTGTGTATCATTGCCTATTGCCATGTCAGCAATTGATGCAAAACGCTGTCCTGCAGCTACGCAATACTGTAATAAACTAAATAATGTGGCATCAGGACCTTTAAATGGTAAAAATTGAAACTGGTCTTTGATATTTCCACCAGGTGCGTCAACATCTCTGAACTCACCAGGTTGAAATGGCTGGTCTTCATCCCTAATTCTGATACCTCGAGACTTAAATCCAGCAGGTAAATTGCTTAAAGTTCCTGCATCAAGCAATTGTCTTAACGCTGCTGTGGCAGTTTTGCTTAAACCACCTATCATGTGAATTAAACCAAAGCCATAAAACCCTAAACCTGGTAAAAATTTAAAATGTACAAAATATTCTTTACGTTTATAGGTCTCATCAAAAGGTTCATAGTTTCTATATATACTTAAAATCTGTGAAGAGCCTTCATCAATCGTAACAATGTAAGGAACTTTAACGTTTTTTGGTGCATCTTCGATTTCATACTCTTCTAAATCTAAATCAACATGCATTTCTAAAATATTAAATTGATAATCTTTGTCTGCTGAGGGACTTACACCTTCTATTTCTTGATATTTAGATTCAATCTGGTCATCATCCATTTGTGACGGAGCGATTTCTACATCTCTATAAAAACCACTGCGTTGTTTTTTTAACAAATCATTCTCACTCATTTTAATAACATGAGTAATTCGTTCACAATCTTTTAAATCGGTAGCGTAATAAGGAACAACTAAATCTTCGGCATGCACAAATTTACTTACAGGTCTTTGCATAATGTCATCAAAGTAAACTTTTTTGAAAGCCGAACCTGTTAAAGGTAAATAGAATAATAATTGGTCAAAGTCTGGTGTGTATTCTTCCATCTGGTCCATGAGCATATAATTCATAAACTCTTTAACTCTTTGTGCTTGTTCTTCTCTTTGAAAATTAACTTCACCGACAACTTGCGTTCTTACAGGACCATCACTAGGCAATAATTCTTTATAAGCTTGTGCTTGAAATTGTGTTACGGCTTCTGACAACAAAGGATGTGTTACACCACTTGCACCTTTAAAAGGTTGTCCTTCATCATTGTATTTAAATCCTAGTAAATCTAATCCTGAAGTATAACCTTTTTCCCAGTCTCCTCTAGATTCTTTATCTTTTTTATAATCAGTTACGAGTTCGTTTGCGATACGAGACAAAACTTGCTCATCAAGGTCAGTGGCAACATTTTTATAAAATGTCTCCATAAGCTGGTCTTCTAAATTAACTACTTGTTTTGGAACTGTCTCTTCATCAGTCTCAACAACTTCAACTTCAAGCTCTTGTTTTTTTTCCTCGTTAGCCTCTTCCTGATTTTCTTCAGGTTGCGTGTTTTTTTCTACAGCCATTAATAAATCCTTGTTTTTTTATTTTTCCCTAGTTTACATTTAGCCTTTACAAACTTTCCTTGTTTAGCTCCAATTTTTTCATAATACATAGGAAACATTTTTTGTGCAGCACCACTTCTTCTAAGTGATTCATTTTTTTCTTTAATCTCACCAAGTAAATCACGACTTTGAAAAACAGGAGCTGGCGGTGCTTTGAAAAAAGCAAAAGGGTCACCACCCATAGTCTCATAGATTTTTAATAATTTGTCACCTTTACTAGAACCTTGTTCCGTGGTTGTTGAAGGACTAGCCGAGGAATCAGCAACACGCCTATCTTCCTCATCTCTTTTTTGTCTTTGTGTTTTATATTTAAGAACCTCGTCTTGTCTTTTCTTTTTTTCTCTTTCTTCCTCATTGGATTTATATTTATCCATGAGAAATTTAGAAAATCGGTTTGCTGCTTTCATAATCAATAATACCTGTATTCCTTCTGTGGTAAATCTTCGAGTTCTTTGTAATCTGAGTATAACTCAATAAAATTACCTTGCCTATACCTTAACACAGCTTGGGTAGTTGAATCAACATAATCATCATTTGCTCCATTAGGAAAAGCAGCACACTCATCCATAACTTCATCAGCAAACATCTCACCATAAGGAAACCACACTTGTCCACTTTCAAATATAGGAGCAACTGAATTGACTCTGGTATGTTTGTCATTACCTTTACTCGGAACAAAAGGCACAACAGGAATACCCATCCGTCTAAATTCCTGAGTCAAGGGTTCACCACTTGCTTTTTGCTCTATGATAACAGTTTCTGGTTCCCAATACTTATACGCATCCATCGCCACTGCTTTTAATTCAGGAAAGTCATACTTACCTCGAATGGCATCTAATAAAATTAAAGCTGGCGTAGCTTCATCAGGATGAAATATTCCCCACGTTGTAATAGCAGAATAGTCGGCTGTTTCTTTTTTACTAAACGCTGTATCATAACTTTGTATAACATGAATTAAATTTGGTACAGTCGGACCTTTCCATGCTTGCCACCACTCTCGTTTTAAAATAGCACCTTCTTCAGAGGTGGGGTTTTGCATATACTGAGCTGACCAATTACGAATAGGTAATGATGCTTTTATTTTTTCTAGCTCTTCTAAAGACCAATATTCATTCCAAACAGGATTTCCACTTGGTAAAATCGCAGGAAAAGATATTTGTCTCCATTGGTCAGCTTTTACTTCAGACTGATTTTTTATGAGCCTTCCTGTTAAATCATCTTCCGCCCACCTTGTCATAACAAGTAAAATTGAACCACCAGGTTGTAATCTTTGTCGAGGTCCTGAAGTGTACCAATCAAAAGCTCTTTCCATTGCCATGTCTGACATTGAGTCTTGTTCCGTGTGTGGGTCATCAATAATCAATAAGTCGGCACCACGACCCGTGATGGACGCACCGACACCTGCTGCGTAATACTCTCCACCATGATTTGTTTCCCATCTACCTTTTGCTTTGGAGTCCTCACGAAGTTTAACATCACCAAAAATTTGTTTGTATTGTGGTGAATCAATAATGTTTCGAACCTTAGAACCGAACCTTACTGCAAGTTCTGTATTATGTGATACTTGCATAATTTTTAATTTAGGATTCTTGCCTATCATCCATGCAGGAAAATATATTGATGCAAATTCAGATTTAGTATGTCTTGGAGGCATGTTTATTATGAGCCTTCCTTTTTTTTCATGGGCAATGTTTGTAAACTCTTTTGCTATTATTTGATGGTGTCCCCACCGACTCGGGTCTTTTTCTTTACGACATATAAAATCTTGCCACATCTCTTGAACAAAATATAAAAAATTATCCTGACAAAGCTTTATGTGTTGTATCCATAACCTCTCTACTTCGAGCCTTAATTTATCTGTTGTTAAAAAATCTTTTTTCATGCTAGA